CTCAGCTCATGGGAGACCGTAGATCTTTTCCGATCTTATGTATCATTCATCTAGCTGCCAAGAACTTATTCTTCGAGCAGATTAAATTTCCTAAAAGGTTACGGTTCATCCGTCTCAATGGGGACGACGGTGTAATCCTCTTACCGAGGCTCTTTATTGAGCACTACTTCTCGTTTATGAACGAGCTCTGGGAAATCAATAGAATGAAAACGTATGTGCATCCGACCCTTTTCTCTTTCAACTCTCAGCTCTGGAATATCAATACGGGCGGCCGTGTTAGCCTGCTTCGTTTTAATATTGTCGATGCTCTCGATAAATTCGGTGAACAATCGAGAGACCCAACCGTTTGGAACGCGGTTTTGGGAGACTGCCCAGAGTGGGCTGCTAGAAAAATGTGGTCCTATTTCATTGGAAATCCTCATTGGCGTACTCTTCTTGGTGGAAGAGGCGGAGGAAATTGGTTTTTGCCTCATGTAGCTGGAGGCTGGGGGTTGCGCAAGCCCCCTGGTCTCGAGATATTCTTCTCTCCTCGACAAAAATTCAATCTTGTAAAGATATTTGAGTCGAAGGAAATCGATGAAAAGGTGAGAACTAAATCTGCCCCTTCCAAGAGAGTCCGTTGGAGCCACGAGCCCCTGATGATCAGAGGCGGGATTTCCGTTTTAGGAGACAAGCGGAATTCCAGTCCTAATGTGACGGTCGATATCCTCAAGCCGAGAAATTGGCTCAATGAAGATGGCCGCCACCTGATCCCGGGTAAGCTCAGGGCAGGGTGTGTTTTTAGGGATACAACTCTTGAAGAAGAATGGGTTTGGTCCTCGAGACCGAATCTGTTGAGTTTCAGTGAAGGATTTAACAGTCCTCACTCCGAAGAATCTTCAGGATTAGACTCTGAAACCGGCGCAAGCATAGAACACTGCGAGTCGTGTCTACACCCAACCAATGAATTCAAAACAAACCAAGAAGTCGACTTCTAAAACAGAAGAAGTCAGCAATCTCTTTCAGAAAACTCTGAAGGATAGTTTGAGCCATCAGGCACAGGATGGTCTCAGTCTGTCTACGAAATCAGAGAAATACCTCAGACACCTTATCGATCCAATCAATTCCGACGTGGCTCTCCCTACGGGAGGGGGCCTCGAGGGTTATGCGGGTCAGGTGATGAAATATTGTGCATCCGCGAAAGCTACCATGAGCGTCGGGAGCAATGGTTATGGCTTCGTTTCGTTCTCCCCTTCGTCAGCCCAG